GAGCAGGAACGGGCAGTGAATATCGCCAGGGAGATGCTGGACAACGGGGCCAGCATGGCCGAGGTACGTGTCCGGGTGAATCGGGAATGTCCGGAGTTGGACCGGGGGACGAGACGCTGGACACTGCTGGAGATTGAACGTGAACGAGGGAGCTTACCTGGGCCCGTACATAGCCCGGAGGAAGCTGCTGATTCCCAACGGGCCGGGGAAGACGCCCAGCTCCCTGCGGGTTGCTAAGAACGGGGTGTTCTCGTTTGACGGGGACGAGCCGGTGGACATTCGCCAGTTGTTGCAGACGCAAGCGATTCAGCCCTACACGGGCGACATAGCAGCCCTAGAGGAGCAAAGTTAGATGGCGCGAGGAAGTGGGAAGGCCGTTGCACATTTTGTAGATGAATTCGATTTGAGTGGTGTGTCCAATAGCGCGGAGATCAACATATCGGAAGCGCCGGCGGATGTGACAGCATTCGCGGACACCCACGCCACTTTTGTTGAAGGGAAGGCCACTTTCGGATTCAACATCCAGGGCCTGTTCTCCACGAGCAGCCCGAACTATGACGGCGAGACATTCATTGACCTCACCTCAACCCAGCGCCAGGTGGGGATATACCCTGGCGGCGATACGGAGGGGAACTTTGGGTATGAGGGGCGGAGCAACATCTCGGAGCGGCCGATTGTCTCTGAGACGGCATCGGCGATTGCGCTGAACGTTTCGTGGGTTGGGGACCAGGCTGTGGTCCGGGGAGCCCTGATCTATAAGGACACAGCGGTTGCGGCTACAGAGAATGGCCCTAAATTCCAGGTAGGGGCTGTTGGGTCCACTTATACAGCGGTAGGGGTTCTACGGCTCTTAGCGGCCCCAGGCGGGGCGGGAAACAACAATTGTGTCGTAACCATCGAAAGCGACGCCGATAGTTCCGCTGGCGGGGAGACAACCCGGCTGACATTCACGACGCTCAATCAGGCTAGTGTGGCTCTCCACGAGGTCAAAGAGCTTGGCGGGGCGGTCACGGACGCCTGGTGGCGGGCGGTGGTGACAATCTCGGGCGCGGGGAGCCGGACGTTTGACCTGGTGATTACGTTGGGGGAGAGGCTTACAGATGGCTAGAAACGGAGGTTTTTAAGTGGCGCGCGTGCATGGTAAAGATACCAACTTCAGCTACAACGCCGTAGCTATTGAAGATGAGCTGAACAGTGTCAGCATTACCTTCGACATTCCTGCGGCGGATATTACGGCCTTCGCCGACGCCTGGCAGAACTTCGTGGCCGGGAAGCCATCGGTGTCCACCGAGATCGCGGGGACGCTGGACATGGCTGCCGGGGCCGGGGATGTGACCCTATTCGAAGGTTTCGGGGCAGGACCTAAGTCTACGGTGTTTGACCCAACCGGGAGCGGACCGGGGGCCAATGACCCGGAGTACCAATGCACGGCATCGGGGCTGACGGGTGTGCTGGTGGCGGATTACAACATATCCCTACCGGTGGGCGGGCCTGCCACTTACAGGGCCACACTACAACATTCTGGGGATACTACTAGGGCTACATCATAAGGAGGAGACAATGGCTCGTGCACACGGAAAAGACGCTGATGTGAGCTTTGATAGCGTCGCTATAGAGGACGAGTTGAACTCGGTCAGTTTGAACTTTTCGGTCCCGCCGGCGGAGATCACGTCTTTTGCCGACGCCTGGCAGAACTTCGTGGCCGGGAAGCCGACGTTGAGCATTGACGTGGCGGGGTCTTGGGACCCGGCATCGTCGCAAGGTGACGCCACGATATTCGGGGAACTGGGCCTGGAGGGCGAGGAATACGACGTGGAGCCGGATGGGACCACAGGCTACAACGGTTTCGCCATCGTCACGTCCTACAGCGTCACGGCAGCCGTCAACGGCCCGGTGACATACTCAGCGAGTTTCCTGCATAATGGCGGCTCGGCTGCCGCAGATGGGGCCGCACCTACTAGGGCTTAGGCACGAGTAGGGCTTAATCAAGCCATCAGCGGCAACGCCGATGGGCGTACGCGGGGAGGGCTCGTACTGGTACCCTCCCCATCAAAACCAGTACAGGAGTTGTCATGGCCAAGAACAATGGCCCAAGCGGCGAATCTCCAGTGAAGGCAACCAAGTGGAAAATTCCCCCGATGCGTGTCGAATCTGACGACTGCGCGATCTACATAGGCCGTGTCATTGAGGATGGAGAGATCACCGACGATGGGACTCCCCACCACGTTCATGTTGGTGAGTGGGTGGAATTGCTACCCTGCCGGTCCCTGGCGGAGATTATGGCCTTGGCCGAAGTGGGAGCCGCTGCCCAGAGTGGCGCTGGGTCCATCAGGACGTTGTGCCAAGAGCTATCCAAGCGGGTCACCGGCTGGAACTGGACCGGGATGGACAGTGAGCCGTTGCCCCAGCCCTACGAGAATCCCTTAGTGCTGGAAAGTCTGACGGATGACGAGCTCATGTGGGTGCTGTCAGCGGCCCAGGGCAAGGAGACGACAGCCACCCGAAAAAACGCCTAAAGGCCCTTACCGAGTTTATCCTTGGCGAGGGCCTCCAGCCGCCGGAAAGTCTCATTAGCATTGTCTGTGAAGCGTTTGGCTGCACTCCCGATGTGGCGGTGACCCAGGACATGGCGTTGGTACGCCGGATATTAGATGTACGGATGATGGAAGGCGCCAAGGCACAGCATAACCAGGACGCCAGCAAGATGAGCGAAGCCCAGACGGAACTTTGGATGGAAGCCATGGAGGCTCTGAATGGCTGAAGTAGCAATACTATCCGTGCTGTTGCAAGCGCGGGATAAACTATCTGGTCCCTTGGGTACAATGCAAGGGAAACTGGAAGGCGTTGCTGCCAAGGCGCGTGGGCTGGGCATTGCGATGACCGCCATGGGTGGCGCCATCACGGGAGCAGCTGCCCTGAGCGTCAAGAACTTTGTCAGCATGGGCGACGAGATTCAGAAGATGGCGCTGAGGACAGGGTTCGGCACTGAGGCGTTATCTGAGATGGCCTTTGCCCTGAAAATCTCCGGCTCCGAGATTGGCGCTTTTGAGAAGGGCATCAAGCGGATGGCGAGCTTCATTCTGGACGCCAAGGACGGCCTCAGCACATCCACGGACGCTCTGGACAGGCTGGGGATCAGCGTTCAGCAACTGGAAGGGTTGTCTCCGGAAAAGGCTTTTGAACTGCTATCCAATGCCATTGCGGACGTGCCGGATGAACTGACCAAAGCAGCTTTGGCGCAGGATGTATTTGGAAAGGCAGGCACCGGGTTGCTGCCCTTGTTGAACGAAGGGGCGGCGGGTATATCAGCCTTGCGCAAAGAGGCGCATGACCTTGGTGTAGTGTTCGACCAGGAAGCGGCAAATAAGGCGGCGCAACTAGGCGATACCATGACCCGGCTAAAGGGGTCCATGACGGGTCTCTCGCTGACCATTGGAAGCGCGTTGGCCCCAGTCATAGAATCGGCGGTCAAACAAATAACAGCGGTTGTCCAGAAGGTCCGCGAGTGGTCGGAGGAGCACCCGCAGTTGACGAAGTTCCTGGTTATTGCGGCGGCGGCTGTGGGGGGGCTGATGCTTGTAGTAGGACCCCTACTGATAGCCCTGCCCTTCTTGATCGCTGGTATCGGGTCCCTCGGCGTAGTCATCGGCATTGCCACCGGGCCTATTGGGTTGATTGTCCTGGCCATCGCAGCACTCACCGCGGGAGCATTCCTTCTGCGGAAGAATTGGGACACAATTTGGGATGCTATGAAAAAAGCTACGGAGGTATTCGTCAACTTCACCATTGAGTTATTCAACAAGATGTCGCTTGTTCATCGGCACGTCCTCGCTGGCATGTTGGATGCCGTCGCAAAGTTTAGTGGCTTGCTTGGCAAATTGATCCCCAAGGTAGGGGACTTTGCTGATGAGATTGGGGCAGTAGCCGACAAGATACGGGAGGGAATGCCGCTTATCGACATCACGGCGGAGAAGGTCAAAAATTTGGGGCGCACGGTTGAAGAACAAACCAGTGTAGTTGAAGAGGGCTTTGGAGGCATGGCAGCAGCGGCGGAGACCGAGTTTCCCCGTGTTGCGGCCGCTGCGCAGGAAGCGGCCGATTCCATCTTCAGTTCCTTTAAGGAAACGGAAGAGAAACTCACGGCTCTTGTGGCAGCACAAGCCTTGGAAAGAGAGCATCGCATCAATAGCGAAATTCTACATTGGGAAGAACTGGCCATCACACGCGCAAAAATTGACCAGGCCGCAGCAGATGACCTCGCCAAGATAAACGACGATTTCTGGGCAAAGGTCAAACGGCAGAACATGGCAGGGCGGCAAAATGAAGTTGATGAGTGGGAAGGTCTGGCGACCGAACAGATCCGAGTCGCTGAAGCGGCCGCCGCTGCGTTAGCCGAGATCAACCGCCAGAAAACTGAAGATGCCCGGCGAGAGGCCGAACAGCAAATCAAGATACTCGCGAATAGTAAAGCAGCATTCATACGCCAGACCACAGCCATGGAATTCCAGCTATCCGCCCAAGGTCAGGCTTGGCAAGACCTGGGCGGGAGTGCTATCAATGTCATTGAGGCTCTATCCAAGCTCCACAGGGAATCAACAGACAGCATCATTACTGACCTAACTAGCCAACGTGAAGCTGGAGAATCCTGGAAGGATTTGCTGTTGCGCCTGGATACGGAAGGCGTTCTCAGTCTCAGCAACCTGTCTGAGGCGATGGCTATTTTCAAAGACACCACGCGAGAGGCCGAACAGCAAATCAAGATGCTCGCGAATAGTAAAGCAGCATTCATACGCCAGACCACAGCCATGGAATTCCAGCTATCCGCCCAAGGTCAGGCTTGGCAAGACCTGGGCGGGAGTGCCAAAGGCGTTATCGAGGCAATGGCCAAGTTCCACAACCAATCGGCAGAGAGCATCATCGATGATTTAAGCGGTATGCGGGAAGAGGGAGAGGCTTGGAAGGATTTGTTGCTGCGGCTTGACACTGAAGGGGTTCTAAGTCTCAGCAACCTGTCTGAGGCGGTAGAGGACTTTGGGGCCGCGATAGCCGGGGCCGTGGACCAAACCAACCTACTCATTGACGCCCAGAATCGCCAAATGCTGGCCAATACTCAGGCTGGGGGGTTTGATGTGCTGGACATATCGGGTTCGGCACAAGCCGCTTTAGCCCAGGCAGCTGAACGATTTAGATTCGAGCGTGGCATTGCTGAAGAGATAGCAAATAGCATTGCTCCTGGTGGACCTGGGGCAGTATTTCGCGCCCACGGTGGCCCCTTAGCCGCTGGGCAACTAGCCATAGTGGGGGAAAGGGGTCCAGAACTATTCCGTCCCAGGACAGCAGGCACCGTCATACCCAGTGGCGCTGGAACAGTAGTCAATGTCTACGTCTCCGGTGATGTGATTGGGGTTGATGATCTGGAAGATTTAATCATTACCACCGTCAGAGACACAGCCCTGGCAGGCGGCGGCATTTAGATGGTTACTCCTGTTTCTAAGCTGGAAGTGGACTGGAACAACGATGGCGACTTCCGCGACACGGGGGAAGTCATCAACCAGAACCGTGTCCGGGCCTGGCGCGTTGACCATTATGGACGGGATAAGGCTTCCCAGCTAGAGGGCCGGTCGATAGCAAGCCGTCTGCGGGTGGTGCTGGACAATCGCAGCGAGGATTACTCCAGCTTCAATGCAAGCTCCCCATTGACGGGGAACGTGCTTCCTAAGCGGACTGTGCGCCTACTCCATGAGGGCCGGGCCGCGTTCTTCACCACGGCCAATTCGGAATCCCTGAGCGGCGGCGATGTGTTGGACATCACCACCAGCGATTTCTCCATCGCCCTCTGGATCAAACCGACAGACCTAGCCCAGGTTGGCCTCGTTAACAAAAGGGACCGGGCTGTTGCCACCAACCTGGGATACGCACTGGAATTACAATCGGATGGCACCCTTGACGCCTTCATATCCGATGGAACATCGGTTACCACTATTTCATCGACAACAACATTGAGCGCGGGAGCTTGGGCTTTCTGTATCGTGACCTTCGACCGGGACGGTAACGCGCAGTGGTATATCAACAATGGCGCTGCCGAAGGCGCTACGGCCATCTCCACCCAGAACGGAACTCTGGCTAATGCTATCCGGTTTGCGCTGGGAGAAGGCTTTTCCGGGTCAGCCGATAGATTCTATGGCGGAAGCATGGTTGCAGTGGGGTTATGGACAAAGCTCCTGTCTGCGGCGGAAAGAACATTCCTCTACAATGACGGCGATGGACGGCGTCATGCCTTCATCGGGTTGACCGGCGATGGCTCCGCTCTCAAGACTTCCCTGCAAGCCTGGTGGGACTTGAACGAAGCCTCTGGTACACGGTCTGATTCCGAGAACAGTAACGACTTGACGGACAACAACACCGTCACCGACGCCGCCGGCATCCCCAACTATCCGAC